TCGGCACGAACGTGTACGTGTACGCCTTCGGCGACCCGGCGTCGCCCACCCCGGCCACCCCGCCCTTGATCCCGAGCAGGAACCACCACGCCGCGTCCTCGTAGGTCAGGATGTCGGTGGCCGAGAAGCCGATCGTCGGCCGCCCGTAGCCCACCCGCCGCCGGCCGCTGAACGTCCCCGTCGTGTCGGTGAACTCGATCAGCGGCCGGTTGTAGCTCGGGTCGACCTGCGCGTAGACCTTGCGCGTCGCCGCCACCGGGGTGCCGCGTGTGGTCTCGATGCCCGCCTGGACCTTCCTCAGGATCGTCTCGTTGGTCGGCACGGTCGTGCCTCGCGGGCGCTGGCCCTCGCCGGGGCACGGACCCTCGGTGTCCTAGCCGGCCCGCGCCCCGCGTGCCGCCGTCACGTCCTCGACCTCGACCCGCACCCGCAGGACCAGCCCCTCGTTGTGCACGTCCAGCATCCCGCCGGTCACGAGCACCACGGGCCGCTTGCAGCGCGGGCAGGTCGTCCGGTAGTAGCCCATCTGGGCGTCGCCCAGCTTCTGCCCGCACGGCCGCCCGTCCGGCCTCCGCCACGGGCAGCGGACCTCGTTCACGCCTTCGCCTTGCCGGCCTTCGCCGCCGGCTCCGGCTCCTCGCCGTCGTCCGCCACGTACAGCGGCTCCGCCCCGCCCGTGATCTCCGCCACCACCGCCGGCCCCAGCCGGGCGATGTCGTCGGCGTCGAGGTCACGCGCCGGCACCGCCGCGTACCACCGCTCCGGCCGACCGTCCGGCCCGACCGGACCCACGAACCGCAGCCGCCTCGGCTTCGCCACCGCTCGACCTCCTCTCACCCGTACGTCACCGCCGCCTTGGTCTTGACCCGGAACGTCAGCGTCATGCCGACCACCGGCACCTCCGCGATCCGCAACTGGCCCTGCCGGATGTCCGTCAGCCGCACCCCGAACGTCGTCCCGCCCAGCGTGTAGTCGGCCCGGATCGCCGCCAGCACCGCGTCCGTCAACGCCTCGGCCGCCGCCATCTCGCCGCCGTAGTCGACCACCCGCTGCACGACCAGCGTCAGCGGCAGCGACCAGTCCACGACCTCCTGCGACAGCCCCTCGGTCACCATCGCCACCGCGTCCCCGAGGTACGCCAGCGGCACCACGCCCACCTTGTCCGGCGGGTAGGCCCGCGCCTCGTTCACCCCCGGCACCGCCGCCACGATGGTCGTCAGCGCCGCCCGGATCGCGAGGATGCTCACAGCGAGCCGCCCAGCCGCGACGCGATCCGCCGTCCGGCCAGCTCGAACTCCTGCCGGATGCCCGCCGCGTTCTGCTCCAGCGCCTGCGCGGCCATCCGCTTGCCCGGGATGCCCCGCCGGCCGATCGCCCGCGCCACCCGGAACTCCGCCGAGGCGTCGATCCCGTGCCGACCCATCCAGCCGAGCAGCGCCCCCGGCGGCGGCGGCGCGGACCCCGCCGGCCGCCCGTGCTCCACGTACGGCGCGTAGGGCACGTTGTTGGCGACCACGCCCTCGGTCGGCGTCACCGCCGTCGTCCAGCCCCGCCGCAGCGTGCCGGTGTCCACGGGAGAGAGCGCCATCGCGTCGCGCTGCACCGCCAGCACCGACCGCTGCATCGCCGTCGTCAGCTCGGCCTCGACCACCGCCGACGCGCCCTCGAAGCGCGACGCCAGCGCCACGACCCCGCTCACGTCGATCTCCAGCCCGTCCGCGCTCACACCACCACCGCCGCCGAGACCGTCCACGTGTCGAGCACGCCCTTGACCCACGGGTCTTTCCACGCATCCCGGATCGGCACCGCCGCGCCGTCCGGGCCGATCACCCCGTTGGCCGAGGCCTGCTCCCGCTTGTACCCCTCGGCCGCGAGGTAGTTGACGACGTAGGTGATCTCGTCCGGCACCGTCGCGTCGGCGTCCGTGTCCTCCCACGTCCCGGCGATCACCACCGGCCCGGCCCAGTGCGCCCCGTCGGCGCGGGCGAGCGCCAGCCATTCGCCGGTACTCTGCCGCCAGACCGGCACCCAGAGCGCGGCCGGCAGCGTGATGCCGCCGACCCACCCCGCGCCGTCCCACGACGCCCCGACCGTGACCGAGGTCACCGTCCGCACGCCCTTCGGCAGCACCAGCACGTCGGAGACGCCCGGCGCGGGCACGACCACCGTCTCGGCCGTCGTCCCCGTGCCGAACGTCCGGCCCGTCCGCGCCTCGACCAAGGCCGAGGCCACCGCCAGCAGCGCGTCGATCCGGTCCCCGGCCTCCGCCGGCAGCGTCACCGTCGACGCCCCCTTCAGGAGCGCGAGCACCGCCGCCTGCGAGCCGTAGGTCGCCATCTCACTCGCCCTTCGCCGGCTTCCTCGCCGGGGCCGGCTTCGCCTCGCGCCGCTCCGGCGCACCGGCGTTCCGGTCGGCCGGCTCGACCAGTGTCAGCCGCGCCGCCTGCTCGTCGCTCACCTCCGCCCCCGCCCGGAACCAGAACTGGTTGCCGTCCGGGTCGCGGTAGGTGCCTGTCTCGGTGATCACCGCCATCTCGCGCCTCCCGCGACTAGACCAGCGCGACCTTCGCGAACGCCGCCGCCCGGAAGACCGGCAGCGCCACCCGCTCCTCGGCGAGGATCACGAACAGGTTGCGGGTGAAGAAGTCCGAGTGGCTGTCGGTCGTGTAGATCGCCCCGCTCATCCGGTCGGCCACCGCCGCCATCGTCCCGTCGCCCACCAGCGCGGTCTTCGCCGCGATGTTCTGAGACTGCACGACCGGCAGCCCCCAGAGGGTCGGCACCCCGCCGGCCGACGACGGCCCGGCGAACAGGTACTGCCGGTTCGCGTCGGCCGTGGTCTGGATCGCCTCGTAGTCGCTCGGGTTCATCAGCACGAACGACGCGGAGGCCCCGCCGGTCGTCGCCACCTTGGTCTTCGCCCGCAGGACGCGGTTGACGTTCTCGACCGAGGTGCCGGCGTTGGCGACCGGGTTCGCGGTCCAGTACGCCGCGTTCAGGTCCTGGATGCCCGAGGTCGCCAGCAGGCCGGTCAGGTTCGCCCCGGTCCCGTCCCCGTTGATGAACTGGTTGTCCTCGCGCCGCTCCAGCCCGGTCAGCAGCCGGCCGTTGACGTACGACTCCATCATCGGGATGTCGTCCAGCATCTGCCGCGTGATCGGCACCCAGTGCGCGATGGTCCGCACCGGGAACGACACCTCGGTGAATGTCAGGGCCGACTCCGGCTTGAGGCCGGTCGAGACCGTGGTCGCCTCCGCCGTCTCGGCCGCGTTGTTCGTGAAGCCCGACTCCTGCATCACCGTGATGCTGTCGGAGGTCGTCCGCAGGTTGAGCAGCACGTCGCGCAGCACCAACGGGGCCTCGGCCCCGCGGTAGATCGTCGGCAGCACCTGCGGCAGCAGCATCGAGGCCGGAGCCGTCCCCGAGTGGACCACCGCCCGCCGCTCGACCTCGTCGTCCACGGTCCCCCGCGCCAGCAGCCCGTCGTAGCGGACCGGGGCCATCCGCCCCGCCGTCCCGTGCCGCAGCGCGTCCCGGTACTGCTCCGACTCGGTGAACCGCCGCCCCGGCGACCGCAGGTCCGCCGGCTCCGCCGCCGCCTCGCCCTCCGCCGCCGCCGTCATCGCCCCGACCCGCGTCACCGGCGGCCCGGCGTCGCGCAGCGCGGCCTCCGCCGCCGCCTGCCGGTCGATCCGCTGCCGCAGGTCGTTCACCTCGGCCAGCAGCGCGTCCAGCCGGGCCTCCTGCTCGTCGCTCCGCTCCGCGACCCCGTGCAGGTCGCGCAGTTCCGCCAGCCGGGCGGTCATCCGCCCGCGCATCTCGTCGATCGCGCTCATCTCGTCGCTCCCAGCGTGCTCGCGTCCAACATCCCGTGCTCGGCCAGCACGGCCAGCACGTCCACCCGTCGCCCCCGCCCGGTGCGTGGGGGCGCGACCGCCCCCGGCGCGGCCGGCCACGCGGCGACCAGATCGGCCACCAAGGCGCGGGTCGGCCCGTCCAGCCGCCCCGCCGTCAAGTCGTCAAGCGTTGCCGCGAGGCTCTGCGCCCGCAGGTCGGACCGCACCGCCTCGATCTGCGCGTGCTCGTTCGCCGGGAACGACACCACGCTGAACTCGTAGAGCCGCGCCTCCTCGATCACCGAGATCAGCGACAGCGGGTCCGACCCCTCCTGCCGCACCCACTCCGGCACCGGCCCGTCAAGCACCAGCGGGTCGGCCTCCGTCGCCGGCCGCTCCCGGATCGTGCGGAAGCCGACCGAGAGGCCCAGCGGCACCCCGTCGCGCAGCAATCCGAGCGCGTCGCGCCCCGCCTGCGTCGCCTCCGAGACCGCCGCCGTCACCCGCAGCCCGGTCCCGTCCTCGGCCATCTCCGTCGGCCGCCCGATCGGCACCCCCGGGTCGTGCTGCCACAGGACGAGCACCCGACCGGCCTGCTCCGAGAGGGTCTTCGTCCACGCCCCCGGCGCGAACGCGGTCAGGTAGGAGTCCACGTGCCAACTGGTCGAGGCGTAGCCGTCGAAGCCCGCCCCGCCCTCGGCCGAGCGCACGTCGAAGCCCCGGTACTCGATCGGCTGCGTCCGGCCGTTGCGCCCCGGCCTCGTCGTCTCGCGCTCTGCCCTGCCCATCGCCTGCCCCGGTCACGCAAGCGGGCCGCCCGGCGGACGATTCCTCGTCGCGCTCGGGCGGCCCGCGCCGCCAGCCAGCTTGTCCCCGCCAGTCTAGCAGATCACCCGTTCGCTTCCTCGCCCAGCGGGGAGTACAAAATTGGCGCGACACATAAGATGCAGCGCGGATGGGTCCCTTCCACGTGACGCGCCACGTCGTCCAGATCGACCACCAGCCCGTTGCGCGTGGCGCAGGTGTAGCCGTCCTCGTCCCCGTCGTAGTCGCCGTGCGTCGGGTTGTCCATCAGTTCGGCCGCGGCCACCTTCCCCGTCTGCTTGTACGCCGCGACCGCCGCGTGCCCGTAGGCGATGCGCGACTCGGTGCGGGCCACCGTCATCGCCCGGTCGGCCGACCCCGCGAAGTCGGCCCGCAGCCGCTCCGCGAGGTCCGGCATCGTCACCCCCTCCTCCAGCCCGGCGGTGACGATCTCCCGCACCCGCTCCACGCTCGTCGCGTGGATCGTGTCCGTCGCGTGCCCGACCCGGCTCATCACCTGTCGCACGTACGGATGGGCCATGTCCCAGACCACGTCGACCTTGACCTGCGCCGCCGCCCGCCGGTACGCCGCCTCCCCCGCCGTGCCGTACAGCCGGGTCAGCAGGTCGCGCAGCTCCTCCCGCTCCCCCTCCCAGTCGAACGTCGCGAGGTCGGCCACGTCGCGGGTCTCGGGCGGCCCGTCGCCGGACCGCTCCGCCGCGTCCGCCAGCCGCCCCGCCATCCGCCGGAAATGCTCGGCCAGCGCGGGCTGGTAGGCGTTGGCGATCCGCGTGATCTGCGCCCGGCTCACCGCCGCCGACAACGCCCGCTGCTCCGCCGGCAGCCGCCAGACCGGCCGGTCCAGCGTCACGACCTCGCCGTCGAGCAGCATCGACCGCACCGCCAGTCCCCGCGACGCCTCCGCCGCCGCGTCGTCGGCCGGCACCGGCTCCCCCTCCGGCGGCACCGCGTCCGGCACCGCGTCAGGCACCGGCGCGACCAGCGGCTCCGGCGCGACTAGCAACTGCGACGGGGGCGTCGGCACCACCATCGCCGGCACGTACAGCACGTCGCCGTCCGGCCCGAACCCCGCCAGCCCCACCTCCGCCTGCGCTTGGTTCAGCGTGATCAGGCCCGCCGCCAGCGCCCCCTGCGCCCGCACCCACGCCGGCGCGATGTCCTCCTGCAACGCCGGGATGTCGCTCAGGTCGAACGCGATCTCCACCGCCGCGTCCGTCTCCATCTCCGGCAGCAGCGAGCGCGTCAGCGCCCCGTCGATCCGCGCCCAGAGCGGCACGATCGTGTCCTGGTAGAACGTCCGCCGCGCCGTCTCGTAGTTGCTGTACGTGCTGGCGTCGAGGCCGACCTGCGCCCCGACGACCACCGGCGGCACCCCGAACACTTGGCAGACCCGCGCCTCCAGCATCCGCCGCAACTCCGGGTAGGCCATCTTCTCGATGTCGAGGCCCAGTTGCCGCACGTCGAGGCCGCCGGTCAGCAGCCCCACGTTCGACCAGTTCGCCGCCCCGCCGTACGCCTGCTGCCATCGTGCCTTGATCGCGTCGGCCCGCGCCTGGTCCTCGATCGGCTCCGGCGAGACCAGCGCCACCTGCGGCACCCCGCCCCGCTCGAAGAACGACTTCAGGAAGTCGGTCGCGCTCTGCTCGATGCCGACCTCCCGGAAGGCGACCGCGATCGGCGACTGCCCGGTCGCCGCCAGCGTCGCCGTCGTCCCCCCGGTGACGAGCACCACGTCCTCGGCCGCCAGCGTCATCTCCTGCCGGCCCGGCACCCGGTACCGCCAGTCCACCATCCCGTCCGAGCGGTAGACCGGCGTCGCCCAGTCCGGCCGCAGGTGCCAGAGTTCGCTGACGACGCCGGCCCGGCCCCGCACCTTCTCGACCAGCGCGAAGCCGGCCACGTCGAGGAAGACCGAGATTTGCGCGAGAAACTCGGTCTCGGAGGTGCGCGGGTTGGGCGCCCGCAGCAGCCGCCGCAGCGGATGGTCCGGCAGCGGCTCCTCCTGCCCGTCCGGCTGGCGGCGGACCACCCGCACCGACGCCGCGCTCACCGCCCGCGAGCGCACCTCGACGCAGGCGTGGACGGTGGGCAGCGTGTCGAACGCCGCCCGGTACGACTCCAGCCCCCGGTCGGGCCACGTCGGCCGCCCCACCTGCCACTGCGGCACCGGCAGGATCGGCCCCGGCCCGGCCCGCAGGTCCGGCGGCACCGTCGCCGGCCGCCGGTCCCCGTACACCAGCGCGTTCAGCGCGTCCCGCAGTCCCATCCCGGCACCCTCACCACATCATCGGCCGCGCCGCCGGCTCCAGCACGAGGCTCGTCGCCGCCCAGACCAGCGCGTCCATCCGGTCCGGGCTGCGCGACGACGTGCCCGGCACGTACGTCGTCATCTGGTCCTCGAGCCGGGGGAACGCCCCGGCGTGGTGCGCCCGCCCCTGCTCGTAGAGCGCGGCCACCGGCTCGGCCCGGGCGATCTTGCCCCGGCTGGCCCGCACCATCGCCACCGGCGCGTCCCGGTCGACCGTCTCCAGCGTGTGCCGGACCATCTCCCCGCCCTGGTTGGCCTCGGCCACGATCCGGTCGGCCGCGTGGTCGCGCAGCGCCTCGACCGCCCGGCGTCCCCACCCCGCCGGCGACAGGTTGCCGGACAGGTCGGCCAGCACCCAGAGGTGCCGGTCGGCGCAGACGCCGGCAACCACGATGCCGGTCTCGGAGAGGTCGCCCGACTCCTCGTAGGCCGCCTGCGGGTCGACGGCGACGACCACCCGGACCAGTTCGGGCACGTCGTCCGGCGAGACCCGCGCCCGGTCGATCAGGTCGATCGACCACAGCGCCCCCTCCACGTCGTCCAGCAGTTCGCCGGCCAGTTCCTGCCGCCCGAGCCGCGTCCCCTCGAACCGGTCGACGAACGCCCGGAACCCCGGGGCCATGTTGTCGATGTTGTCGTACGTGCTGCCCCGGGTCGTCACGAGGCCGGGGAGTCTCAGCAGGTTTCGGAGGTGGGGCACCGGCTTCGGCGTGGTGGTCAAGACCTGCTGCGGCCGGTCGCCGAGGCGCAGGCCGAACTGGGCCTGGTCGAGCGCCTCGCCGTCCGGGAACGCCGCCACCTCGTCGGCCCACAGCCCGTCATGCTGCGGGCCGCGCAGCCGGTCCGGCTCCTCGGCCGAGTAGGCGAAGGCCAGCGCCCCGTTGCCGAAGACGACGCGCCGCCGGCTCGGCTCGTAGCGGGCGTCGAGGCCGGCGGCGCGGCAGCAGGCCAGCAACCCGGACGGCCCCTCGACCATCACGTCGCGCACGTCGGCCCCGGTCGCCCCGAGCAGCGCGAAGCGGCCGGCCGCGCCGTGCTGGATTTTCCAGCGCACCCACTCGGCGGCGGTCCGGGTCTTGCCGAAGCCGCGGCCGGCGAGCAGCAGCCACGTCGTCCAGTCGCCCTCGGGGGGCCGCTGGTTGGCCCGGGCCGCGCCGGCCGCGCCGTACCACGGGTCCGGGGCCAGCGACCGGGCCGCCCGGTCCCGGACAAGCAGGACGTACGCCCGCCGCTTGAGCACGGATGCGGCGACCATCAGCGCACGCCCTCGGCCGCAGCCCGCTCGACGGCGGCCAACGCCTCCTCGAAGGAGACACCGGCCTCCTTCGCCAGCTCCTCGGCCATCCGCCGGATGGCCGCCGTGTCGGACACGGTGACGTTGTGCTGCTGCACCGTCTTGCCGTAGTCGTCGGGATGCCGCCGCTCCAGAATCCACGTCGCCGCCCGCCAGTCGCCGCCGTCCGCCTCCTGCCGGATGCGGATGAGCAGCGTCACCGCGCCGCGACCCTCGGCATCCCGGACAGCGGCAGAAAAAGCAGGCTTGGTTTCGCGCCAGACCCGGAACGTCTCGTACGTGATCCCACCGTAGGCAGCCGCCAGTCTGTAGGTCGCGCCCAACTCGACCGCCCGCACGATCCGGTCAACCACAGCAGGGGAGTACTTCGGCGGCCGAGCCATCAGGCGGCCCCGGCGGACGGCTTGCGGAACCGCTCCGGCACGATGCGGGGGGCGAAGTGGTTCGCGACGGCGAAGTGGTGCAGCCGCTTGCCGGCGACCACCATCGGGCGCACGTCCACCGCGCTCGGGCACATCATCACCGGGTAGAAGGATTTCGCGTAGGTTCCGGAGCTCGCGTACAGCTCGGTCATGCCCCCAGCGGACACCTGCGTCTGGGCTTGGTTGACCATCGTCCGGAGCGTCGTCAGGCAGAGCAGCCCGCGGTGCGCCCCGGCCGTGTAGAGGCACACGTCCTCGTTGACCCGGCCCACAAACCGCCACGTGTCGGCCGCCCGGCAGAAAAACGAGTTCATCGCCTTGCGCTTGAACCTTCCCATCCGCCAGTTGCCCCGCGTTCCGCGCAGCAGGTCGCCGCCCTGCGCCAGCGCGACCGTGGCCGCGCCGGTGTCGTCCAGCCACCGGACCATCGTCTCGAACAGCCGGTCGGCGTCGCGCACCGGCGTGCTGCGCAGTCGTCCCCGGTGTTCGAAGCGGTGGAACAGTCCGGAGTAGTCGTCGTCGAGCTGGACGAACCGGTCCACGCCGACCTGTCGGGCGAGGTCGAAACAGGCGTTGCGGGCGAACACGACCGACCGCCAGTCCGCCGAGAGGTCCGCCGTGTCGAACGTCGCCGCCACGGCCGCCTTGCTGAACGTCATCACCCGGTCCGCCCCGAACCGCGCCACGTAGCGCGGCAGCGTCGCGTCCTCGTCGTCGCAGACGATCCGCCAGTCGCCGGTGTAGCCGGAGCGATCCAGCACGTCGATGGTCGCCACCGAGTCCGGCCGGCCGTGCGAGAGGACGAAGGCGCAGAACGACTCAGGCGGTGGCACGGGCGTCCTCGATCATCGCGTCGATCTCCTCGTTGAGCCGGACGTAGCCGAGTTCGACGGCGCGGCCGTAGTCGACGATCACCAGCGCGGAGTCCTCCATGAGCCGCTGCACCTCGGCCGTGGCGTGCGCGTAGAAATTCGCGATCATCCGGTAGTCGAAAACCACGTGACGTGTCGCTGCCAGCCGGAGGAACGCCCGCGTCTCGTCGTCGATGTCCGCCGCGTCGATGTCTCGGAGCAAGGCGTCGTGCCGCGTCGCGTCCGTCAGGTCCGCCACGGCGGGGCAGGGTCCGGACGGCTCGTAGACCGGAGTGTCTGTCCGCGACGAATACGGCGGCTCCTCGGCGGCTCGGAGGTCGACGACCCCCTCCCGCTCGGCAAGGTCGGCCAGCATCGCCTGCACCGCCGCGTCGCCGGTGGACACCTCGCGCAGCAGGGCGTCCAGCGACTCGGCGTCCGCCACGGCCAGCGCGGCCAGCGGGTCGAGGGTCGCCAGCACCAGAGCCTCCTCGGCCTCGGAGAGATCGACGTATTTGACCGGGACCGTCGTCGCGCCCTCGCGCATCGCCAGCTCGACCCGGAGGTGGCCGTCCACGAGGTGCCCGGTCGTGCGGTTGACGATCACGTCCTGCACCCAGCCGACCTCGGCCAGGACGCCGCGCAGCGCGTCCTGCTGGTGCTTCGGGTGCCGCCGGAAGTTGCGCGGGTTGGCAAGCAGTTGGTCCGGCGGCTCCTCGCCGCTGCCCGCGATCCGGTTGCGCCAGTCGGCCATCGGTCCTCGCCCAACACAACGGCCGCCGGGGCGACTCGTCGTCGCACGCCGGCGGCCCGCGCCACCATCCCGGTTGTCGCCCCCTAGGATAACACCCGCCCCTTGGCCCGCTGCCATGCGTCGGCCGGCGGCAGCCGGCGCAGGACGACCAGCCGCCAGCCCTCGGTGTCCCGCGCCGCCGCGCACGCCGGGCAGACCAGCCGGACGGCGATGTCCGCGCCGTCGGGGCCGAGGCTGGCGACCGCCACGCCGGCGGCCACCTCCAGCCGGCCGCCGCCCGCCCAGCCGAGCACCGCCCGGCACGCCGGCACCCGGCAGCGGACGGCCGACCGCTGGCTCACCGGAGCCAGTCCAGCACGTCGTCGAGGTCCGCCGGCCGGACCACCCGCGCCACCACCCCCGGCACCTCGGCCAGCGCGTCCAGCCAGGTCTGCTGCTCGGGCCGCAGCCGGCCCTTCTCGGTCTTGAGCTCGAGGAAGACGAGCCTCCCGTCCCGGACGAGGGTCAGGTCCGGGAATCCGGCTTGTGAGCGTCGGGAGTCGTACGTGTGGTAGGACGCCCAGCCGAGGTAGCGGGCCGCCGCGACCAGCGTCTCCTGCAGGTCACGCTCCCGCACCGGCCGCCTCCCCGCCCCCCTGTCCGTACAGAACACCTGCTCTCGTCAACGGAAACGGCCCGCCACGCGACGGAAGCCCCCGCCCCGGTGTCTCGGGGCCTTGCGCGGAATCCGGCGCGTCCTGCGGCCCGGAATCGCGCGGCTCCCACGCCCGGCAGCCGAACCCGGCCTCGGTGTGGAGGAACGCGCCGCAGCAGCCGTCGCCGCACGCCAACCCCTGCTGCACCACGACCCGCATCAGGGTCGGCGGCACGATGGCCGTGCAGGCCGGGTCCGCGCACCGCTCGTCCGGCCGCACGCACTCCCCCCAGCCGTCCCCGAACCCGCCCCACCAGCGGCACGCCGCGCAACAGGCCGAGAATGTCCGGCCCCGCTCGTCGTCAGGCATCACGACCCCCCCTCGATCCGGAACTGCCAGACCGCGGTCGCGACCCGGTCGAGCGTCGCCCACCGCGGCGAGCCCCACCGCCGCTCCGCCCACGCGTGCAACTGCCGGCGATGCTCCGACGGCAGCATCGCGGCGACGGCCGACACCCACGCCCGCTGGACCGCCGTCAGCGGCGGCAGCAGGGGCGGCGCGGCGGGGTCCGGCCCGGCCATCGCGTCGATGGCGCGGGCGAGGGCGCGGGCCTGCGTGGCAGCCAGGACGATGGGGACGCCACCCCCCTCCTGCTCGATCTGGACCCCCGGCTCTCCCGAGCGGCTGTCTCGCCCGAACATCACCCGGATCGCCCCGTACCCGTCCCACGCCGCCCCGCCGCCGGGCAGGATCACGGTTGCCGCCACGATCTCGCCGCTCACGTCGTCCCCTCCTCGCCCTCGGCCAGCCCCGCCAGCAGCCGCGCCAGCCCCGCCGCCATCGCGTCCGTCAGGGTCAGCACCTGTCGCGGCGGCACGTGCTGCGACCTCCGGTCCCAGTCCTCCCCCTGCACCACCGTTACGATCCCCGGATGCCGGGACCGCTCGACCCGCAGCCGGTCGCAGCGCACCGTCAGCCGGCTGTCCGGCACCTCGCCCGGCACCTCGCCCACCGTCTCGCTCACCCCTCGCCCTCCCCGCCCTTGCCGTCGAACCCCGCCAGCGTCATCGGCATCAGCACCGCCAGAGCCTCCCGCCCGTCCCGCTTCCGCACCCCCCGCAGCGTCACCGCCCGGTCGTGCCCCCGGACCACCACCTCCACGCAGTCGTTGTCCGCCCCGAACGCCACCATCGCCTTGCACAGCCCCTCCAGCAGCCGGGCGCTGACCGCGAACCGCGCCACCGGCTCGCCCCTCGGCACCACGCACGCCCAGTCCGGGAACGTCGCGTCGATCACCGGCACCGTCGTCTGGCCGACGCCGCCCCGCACCGCCGCCACCACCGCCCCGCCCGCCCCGTCCGCCGTCACGCTGGCGCAGTCGTCGCCCTTCAGGCCCAAGCCCTTGACCGCCGCCTCCAGCGTCTTCGCCGGCACCAGCACGGGCGGCCGGTCGGGGTACGGCGGCCCCGGCAGGTCGACGGCCAGCAGCCGGAACCCGTCGGCGCAGACCGCCTTGCCGTTGCCGACCAGCACGCCGGCGAGGGCCGGCCGCGCGTCGTCCTTCGCCGCCGCCGCGACCGCCGACAGGGCCGCCTTGTCGATCAGGCTCACCGCCACACCTCCCACCAGCGGCGCGGTCGCCCGAGGACCGCCGACAGCGCCTGCTCCCGAGCCCGCCGCAGCCGCCGCGGCCGGTCCCGCTCCCCCGCCGCCTCCATCGCCTCGATCGCCGCCGTCAGGCAGTCCACCGCCGACGACACCAGCCGCTCGCCCTCCGTCACGCCGGACCCCCCGTCTCGCTGAACCGCCCTGTCGCCGGGTCGAACCGGAACCGCGCCATCCCCACCGCCCCCGTCTCGGCGAACCGGATTTTCTGGACGTGGACCTGCGTCGGGTCGCCCGGCGCGGTCACGTCCCGCCAGACCGAGAGGCAGGCGTCCGCCTTGTTGTAGAAGTGCGCCGAGCCGCTGATGTCGTACGGCGTCGGCACCGGGTACGCCCCGTCCCGCTGGTCCTTCTGCAGCTTCGTCGGGTGCGCCACCAGCCAGACGTGGACCCCCTGCTGCCGGGCGAACTGCCGCAGCCGCGACAGGCTCTGGCTCACGTACTCCGTCTCCGTCATCCGGTCGGGCCGACTGTGGTCCAGCTCGTTCCACGGGTCGACCACCAGCCCCTTCGCCCCGTGCCGGTAGACCAGCGTCCGCGCCCGGTCGAGCACCGCGTCCAGCGTCGGCTCCTCCGGCAGCACGAACGCGAACCGCCCCGCCGCCCACCGCACCCCCTCGCGCAGCTCCTCCCGGCTCATCCGCGGCGTCGGCCCCGGCCCGAACGGCCGCCCGGACCGGATGCTCAGGATCGTCGCCAAGTGCCGCTCCAGCGGCTGGTTCTCCGGCGAGCAGACCCCGATCGGCCAGTCGTGCCGCTCCGCCAGCCGCACCAGCACGTTGTCGAGGAAGTGCGACTTCCCCGCCCCCGGCGACCCGGTGACGATCGTCACCAGCCCCGCCCGCGGCCGGTACAGCCCGTCGAACGTCGGCCACCCGACCGCGCAGCCCCGGTCGAAGCCCCGCTCCCAGAGCGACTCCACCGGCCCCGCCAGCTCCTCGACCGTCGTGATCCCCGCCACCGGCCACGGCACCGCCGCCGTCAGCGCGTCCAGCACCCCTCGCTGCCCGTGCGCCAGCAGCGTCTCGTTGGCGTCCTTGCACCCCTCCGGCCAGCGCACCCGCAGGCACTTCCACGGCCCGATCCGCCGCGCCAGCTCCTCCGCCAGCCGCTCCCCCGGCGCGTCCGTGTCCGTCGCCACCAGCACCCGCCGCGCCGCCTCGAAGTGCGACTCGGCCGAGGCGAGGAAACTGAACTTGCTGGCGTAGTTGGCCGTGTCCGCCGCCGGCGCGCCGTCCGGCACGCTCACCGTGGGCGGTCCCTGCACCGCGTCCACGGTCAACTTGTCCATCTCCCCCTCGACGACGCAGACCTCCGCCGCCCCGGCCAGCCCGTCCAGCCCGTACAGCACCCGCTCCGCCCCGCCGACCATGAAAAAATGCTTCGGGTGCGCCCGGTACTTGACGTTGACCAACTGGCCGTCGCGGTAGTAGGGGAACTGGATCGTCGTCGCCTCGCGGCCCAGTTGCGGCACGAAGCGCGGCCCCGCCGCGACCCGGTTGTCCGCCAGCACCCAGTCCGGGATGCCCCGCCGCTCGAACCACGCGACCACCTCCGGCGGCAGCGGCGACTCCGGCACCGGCTCCGGCCGCGTGTAGGCCCGGGGGGGCGGCTCCGGCCGCGCCCGGCCCGCCGGCACCGGGAACGGCACCACGCGGTCGCCGCCCCCCAGCCCGCCCGACCAGCCGCAGTGGTGGCAGTGCCACGTGCCGAGGTCCGTGTTCACGCTCAGGCACCGCGCCCGCGGATGGTTGCGCCGCGTGTGGCTGCACTCCGGGCAGAGCGTGTCCACCTCGCCCGACCGCCCCGAGGGAATCTCGATCCCGTAGTCCGCGAACGTCCGCCGCTGCCGCTCCGCCATCTCAGACCACCACCCGGTTGCGCCGCGCGCTGTTCGGCGAGAGCCGTTCCGTCCCGCCCCGCGCCGGCGGGTCGCCGTCCTCCCACCGCCGGTGCTTCAGCCAGCGCACCGCGTACGGCGCGTACTGGCCGCTGGCGAACCCCTCGTCGCGCTTGGCCCGCTCCAGCCCGGCGAGGATCGCCGCCTGCGCGTCGTCGTCGGGCTTGATCCGCCGCCACTCCTCGACCGCCGCCTTGCGGTCCTGGTTGCGCGGGTACGCCGCCCAGAACGCCGCGAAACCGGGCGGGTCGGTCGCTTTTCCGCGACTTGTCGCGGCAAGCGAACGAAGTGAGCCGTTCTCTACTGGGGTTGGGGTTGGGGTTGGGGCAGGATTTTGCTCGGCGTTTGCTTCGCTTTGCTCGGCGTTTGCCAGATCGTTGCTAGCAACTTGCCAGCCGTTTGCTTGGCGGTTGCTAGCAGTTTGCTTGGCTTTTGCCATACCTCCGGCACGTCCGGCCTCCGCTCGCTTCCCCGAGACGGACTCGATCTCCTCCCGGCTCCGCTGGTACTCGGCGTAGTCGTGGACGACCCAGCCGCCGTCAACCGGCTCCCACAGCCCGGCCGAGACGAGGCGCGCCGCCGCCGCCTCGGCCGTCTCGTCCCCCACGCGCCGGACCAGCGCGGCGGGCACGAACCCGTCTGTCAGGTGCCGGTTGGCGTAGCAGAGGCCGTGCAGCCACAGGCCGGACGACGCGAGGTCGAGGGCGATGACTTTCGGATGGTCCGGGAACTGATCGTCCACACGCACCCACGCCATGCCGTCCGCTCCTAGACCGCGATGAACAACTGGTCGAGTGCGTCAAGCGTCGCGAACGCCTTGCGCCATGCCTCCCACCCAGCCGCAAAGTCACGCTCCGACTGCACGTAGAGCTCGGAGGCGCGAGCCAAGGCGTCGGTGTTCGAAAGGCACCGCGCCTTGTCTCGCAACGACGCGGCGGCTTCCTCTTGCCACTCGTCGGGCCACTCGCCGGGCAAAGGTTCCCGCGTCGCCCTTTCCACCAACTCCCACTCGCTCCAGCCCCCATTGCCGTTGCGACCGCCGATCACCACGGGTCGAGGCGACCATGTCTCGTCCCCCGGCCGCCACAGCCCGTCCGGCCAGCAGACAACGCCCTCCTCCCTGTACGCCGCAAACTCCCCCGCTTGGGGGTGTGCCGATCCCCACTCGGCAAGCCGGAGAAGGATGACCGCACGCAGGTAGTTCTCTGCCATGCAGTTGCGCTCGTGATGGTCCGGCCACCACTCCGGCACCGCCGCCCGCCGCAGTTGGTCCCCCTTCTGCCAGACGACGTGCAGGTGTCCGGGCGAACGGTCGTGCAACGAGCAGGCCTTGCCCGGGCAGTACATGACCTTGCCCCACGGCACCCCGGCCAGCGTGCCGTCGCAGGTATCGACCAGCGGTTCCTCGATGAGTTGCCGGAACACGGCAAGCGTCACCTGCTTGCCGCTGATCGTCAGCACCCGCACGTCCACGGACGCCGTCTTGACCGTCGCTTGGTTGGCGGTGATCGACTGGATTGCCATGCCCGCCTACTCCGTCCAGCGGTCCTCGCCCGCCTCGCCCTCAGGCTCCCCGCCCCCGGCCTCCGGCATCCCCGGCAGCCCCGCCTGACCGCCCCCCTGCGCCTCCGCCCACGTCGTCGCCACCCACTCGGCGTCGGCGTCCCGCGCCTCCCGCAGCAGCGCGTTGAGCTGCGCCGGCGTCAGGTCGCTCATCGTCGCCACCCCGAACCGCATCGCCGCCCAGTCGTGCGCGAACTGGTGGACCGCCTCGCCGTCCATCCCGTCGCCGCCGTTGCGGGCCGCCCGCCCGACCGCCGCGTGCAGCGGCCCGAGGCTGATCCGCGCCGCCGGCCGCGCCGGCACGATCTCCCCCGTCACCGGGTCCACCGGCACCCGCTCCGCGCCCGGCAGCGTGTCGATCTCCGACTCGTCGCTCATGCCGAGGCCGCACATCGAGAGCGTCAGCCGCCGCTTGGCCTTGGTCAGGGCTTTCATCCTGGCGTTGGCGAGGGCCTCGCCCCGCAGCCCGGCGACCGAGACCGCGCCGATCTCGGAGTCGATCCGGCCCGTCTCGTCGCTCCCCTCGACCGTGACCACCAGCACGTCGGCCTCGGTCGCCTGCCCCACCACCCGGACGCTGATGCCGCGCTGCGCCCGCAACTGGTCCGCCGCGCCCTTGGTCGCGTACAGGACCATCCGGCCGCTCAGGGTGATGTAGTCGAACGGCTTCGTCAGCGGGTTGAGGCCGAGCGATCGGCACGTCGCCGCGTAGTAGGCCACCCGGTCCCCGGGCGACAGCCTCGCGAGGTCGCCCGCCGCGATCACCCGCTCCATGATCTCCGCCGCGTCGTCGCCCACCGGGGCCAGCCGTCGTTCCGCTGCCATTTCGTCACGCCCTCCTCGGGGCGGGCCGGGCGCAGGGGGCACCCGCCCGCCCCGACGATCCCGCTAGTCCGCCGCCGACCCCGACGGCTCATCGAGCGACTCCCGGACGTTCGCCCGGCAGCGCTCCTCGAACCACTCGACCGTTTGCCGGCGCGAGCACCGCCAGCCGCGCCCGACCACCCGGTAGCAGGGCAGGCGGCCGTGCAGGGCCGCCTCGTACGCCTGCGACCGGCCGAGGCCCAGCAGCTCGCCCGCCTCCTCGACCGAGATCGCCACCGTCTCGCTCACCCGACCCTCGGCAGCCACGCCCGCACCCCCCGCCACAGCGACCGGCCCCGCAGCGGCCGGCGCACCCAGTCCCCGGCCAGCCGGCAGTCGATCCGCACCGGCCGCCGCACCCGCGTCGTCGTCGCCGGCCTCACGCCAGCACCTCCGCCGTCCGCGCCCGCGCCCTCGCGTCCAGCCGGTCCACCTGCGCCGCCGTCAGCCGCGCCTCCCCCCGCCGCCGCCGGTCCATCTCGGCCTCGACGAACCCCGGCACGAACGCCAGCACCTCCGCCGCGAGCACGGTCGCCGCCGCCGGGTCGCCGTCCGCCATCGCCAGCGCGTGGTCCGCCACCTCCAGCGCGACCAGCAACGCGGCCCGGTTGAGCCGGTGCGCCTGCTCGACCCGTTCCGCCGTCGCCCGCGCCGTCATGCCCACCGCTCCACCGCCCGCAGCCGGGCGCTCACCTCGGCCATCTCCCGCTCGACCTGCTCCACCCGGCCGAGCAGCGCGTCGCCCAGCCGCAGCGGCCCGCTGTGGTCCGGCGGCTCGGGCCACTCCCGCGGCGGCAGCGGCCGGCACGACAGCCGGACCCCCGCACCCCGCGTCCTCGGGTCCGGGGCGAGGCGCGGGAATCCCGGCTCCCCCGACCCGCCCGCGACCGAGCGCGTCTCGCAGGCGAGGCACCGAGCCCCCGCCGCCGTCATCAGCCGCCCGCACTCCACGCACGGCCAGACCGTCGCCCCGTCGCTCACGACCGCCCCTCCAGTTCCGCGACCCGCGCCCGGTCCTCCTGCCGCCGCTCCCCGATCCACGCCTCTGCCTCGCGCAGGTACTCCTCGAGCACCGCGACCCGGGTCGCCAGCCGACCGATCTCCCGCTCGGCCGCGGGCAGCCGCCCGCCCAGCCCGTCCTGCCGCCGGTGCGCGTCCACCAGCGCCGCCTCGGCCCGCTCCAGCCGGTCGGCCATCGCGCCGAAGTCGGCCCGCAGCCGGTCGACCGCCTCCCACAGCCGGGCGACCGAGTGCCGCTCCGACTCGATCTCCCGCAGCCGGCCGTCGAGCGCGGCGACCAGCCGCAGGATGCTGTCGTCGTTGTCGCCCGCGATCTCCAGTGCGATCTCCCGCACGTCCCCGATCGTCGCCGGCTCGCCGTCGCGCACGTGCGCCTCCCATGCGTCCGCGTGGTCCGTCCAGTCGCGCGTCACCAGTCCACCTCCTCGCCCGTCGCCGCCGGCCACGGCTGCGGCTCCCACGCGAACGGCCCGAGCAGCGACACCAGCGTCTCGGCCGCCGCGTCGTCCCGCGCCCAGTCCTCCGCCGTCCACGGCTGCCAGCCCGTCCCCTCGCACTCGGCGCAGCCCCAGCCGCCGCACGCCCGGCACAGGTCCGGCTCCGGCTCGTCCGGCCCGGACTCCCACCGCCACGCGCTCACGACCGCCCCCCGTCCCGCGTCGCCGCGACGCACGCCGGGCAGCACACCTCGTCGCGCAGCACCGGCCGCCCGCACCGGGCGCAGACCGGCCCCCAGTCGTCCCAGTCCTGCCCGCCCGCGCAGTAGTCGACGGCCACCGTCACGACCTCGCCCCGTTCCTCGCCCCGATCTGCTACGATGTCCATGCCGGTTTCCTCTCCTCCGTTCGCCGCGGCCCGGGGCTCCAATCCCCCGGGCCGCACCGCGTCTACGCCGCCTCCGGGTCGCCCGACCCGAACCGCGCCGCCTCCGCCAGCCGCCGCTCCCGCTGCGCGATCAGCGCCGCCGCCCGCACCCCCTCGGGCCCGCGCCGCATCACCGCCTGCGCGATCCCCAGCACGTCGGCCACGTTGACCACCAACGGGAACACCTCCGCCCGGAAGGCCCGCGCCTCCCGCTCCGCCTCCCCCGGGCTGACGACCCCGTCCGCCCGATGCCGCGCCTGCAACGCGCCGAACCGCTCGGCCGCCGCCAACGCCTCCGTCCACACCGGGTCCGTCTGGCTCATCGCGGGGTTCCTCCCGTCCATCAATGCGCCCGCTCCGCCGGGCGATACGCTGTCGGCAGCGGGCCGTCCGCCGTCCGTTCCAGCCGAGAGGGAGAGGGATGCGACGCTCACGCCGCCGACTCCTCGGTATTCGTCGGGCTAGTCTGGAAAGTACTGTCGGGGCCGCGCAGGATCGCGTCGATCCCGACCTCGACCGCCTCGCGCAGAATCTCGCTGAAGCCGACCCGCCGGTACGGGGCCGAGCGCAGTTCGCGCAGCGCGTTCAGCCGCCGAACCTGGTCCTTGGTCAACACGGCGCTGATCGTGGTCAGCGGACTGTCCGTCGCGAGCGGCACCCGGAGCCTCCTGTCGGTACTGTCAGGACTAGTATAGAGAGTGCGTTGGCAACCGTCAATATCCCGACTAGTCTCGGGCTGATGGACGACGACGAGGCGACCGAGCCCACTCTCGGCGATCTCATCCGGGCCGCCCGGCTCGACGCCGGCTGGTCGCAGGCCGACCTCGCCCGTCGTCCGGCAGCGCGTCGGCCACGCCAGCATCACCGTCACCGCCGACGTCTACGTCGCCGTCCCCGCCGAGGCCGACCGCGCCGCCGCCGACCGCCTCGCCGCCCTCCTCGCCGGCCGGACGGGGCCGGACGAAACCCCCGAAAACCCCCCCTCCGTGACCATCGCCGTGACCACGACCCCCCGAAAAGGCCCCGCCTAGGCGCGAATCCGCCGTCGTCCGCGATTAGCCGTTGTACTGCCCGCCCGTCCGCCACCGTCCGCGCCAGCCGTGCCGCGTCCGCCCGAACCCCCTCCGTCCGCCCCCCGCCGTGACCGTCCGTGACCACCGGCGCGACCGCCGCGACCCCGGCGTGACCACGACCCGCCAAAGCCTATCTTGCCAAACCCCTTGACAACGCATATCGGGTATGCCATACTATGCGCGTCGGGGGGAGGAGCCCCCGGCGACGACAGAGAGGGGACACGGACATGACGACCACTTGGACCCGCGAGCAGACCATCGAGCGGCGGCAGCAGTGGAACGACGCGGTGCGGGCCGGGCTGGCCGACCCCAAGCACGGCGGCCCGGTCGGGCTGATGAAGCGGCTCGGCTTCCACGTCGGCGACCTCAAGGTCGCCGTCGCCCACCACGACCTCGACAACAAGCGCCCCGCCCGCGAGGCGTGGCTGGCCACCCCCGACGGCCTGCGCAGCCAGCGCGAGACCCTCCTCCGCGCGTGGCGCGCCGAGAGCGACGCCATCGACGCCCGCGAGGACGACGACCTCGGCATCGCCCCCGACCGCACCGCCGAGCGCGCCGCCGAAGCCGCCCTCGCCGCCTTCGACGCCGCGCACCCCGAGGTGCTCGCCGCGATCAAGGCCGAGCGCGACGAGCGGGCGCTGCGGAACATCTGGAACTAGCCAACCGACCGGGGGCCGGCAACCGGCCCGGCCCCCAGCCCGACCACGAGAGGGGACACGGACATGACCACCCGCCCCGAGATCACCGACGAGCAGCGCGCCCTCGTCAGCAGCCTCCACGGCCTCATCGGCCGCGCCCGCGACGAGGAGGCCGCGTACCAAGCATGGGCGGCCGCCACCGCTTTCGACCGGCCCGCCGCGTACGCGAGGTGGAAGGCAGCCCAAGGCGCGACGCAAGGCTACGCCTCCGCCCTCCGCGCCGCCTTCGGCGGTCGCCACGACGACGCGATCCGCGCCGCCGAGGCCTTCGGCGCGAACCTCGTGCCGGACGACGACCTCCCGTTCGACCCGACGACGATGCTCACCGCGCCCGACCCCGCCCACGACCGGGCCTGCGAACTGGCCGGCGTCGGCTGGCTCAACCAGCCGTAGCCCGCCCGACCGGAGGGGCCGGCGAGGGGCCGGCCCCCCGGCCCCACGACGGAAGGAGACCCCGACCATGACCGACCAGCCGACCATCTCCCCCAATCAGGTCCGCGCCCTCCTCGGCCGCCGCCGCATGGCGCAGGCCGACCTCGCCGCCGCCCTCGACCCCCCCGTCACCCAGTCCACCGTCTCCCGCTGGCTGCACGGCGAGCTGACCCCCGCCCCCGACCACGCCGCCCAGATGCTCGCCCTGCTCGCCACCGCCCCCCGCGCCCCGTGGGGCGAGCCGACCGCCGACTGGGAGCCGGCCGCCGTCGCCGCCACGGCCCCCCGCCCGGCCGACGCCGCCGCCGCCGTCGCCCGCCCCCGCCTCCCGCCCGTCACCCGCGACGCCATCCTCGCCCTCGTCGCCGAGCACGGCCTCCGCCGCGTCGTCGACGTCGTCCTCCGGGCCGACCACCGCGTCGTCGCCGGCCTCCGCGACGGCATCCGCGTCGACGGCTGGGCCGCCCGGCCCGGCAACGGCTCCGTCCTGCTCTGGCCCGTCACCCCCGCCGGCGACCCCGCCGGCCCCGAGCGCGTCCTCTGGCTCAATCGCCGCCGCGCCGCCATGGACGACGAGATGCGCGCCGTCGTCGCCGCCGCCGACGCCGAGCAGGGCACCGACACCACCCTCCTCTTCGCCGACTCCCCCGGCGGCAACCTCCGCCAGCAGGCCGGCCTGCCCGAGCCGGAGGACGCCTGATGCCCGACCGCGCCCTCGCCGTCGTCCACGCCAACTCCCCCCGCTTCCGCGCCCGCCTCGCCGCCGCCGAGGCCGTCGTCGCCCGCGCCCTCGCCCGCGCCCGCAAGCCCTACGTCGCCTTCTCCGGCGGCAAGGACTCCCTCGCCACCGCCGTCGTCGTCCTCGGCCAGTCCCCCGACTGCCTCCTCCACTGGTCCGACGACGAGCTCGAGTACCCCGAGGCGGTCGAGATGATGACCGTCTGGCAGTCCCTCGCCGGCCCCCAGCTGCGGATCACCAAGGGCGTCGCCCGCCACGCCGGCTGGTTCGACCCCTGGAAGGACCGCCCCTTCTGGCGCGACCCCCTCCCCGGCACCCGCCGCGTCACCCTCGAGAGCCACGAGTACATGGCCAACCAAGGGCACGACCTCGTCTTCACCGGCCTGCGCATGGCCGAGAACCGCCGCCGCCGCGACCACCTCGCCCGCGTCGTCGCCGAGCAGGGCGACCCCACCTACCCCGCCTGGGGCGGCCTCCGCTGCTGCCCGCTCTGGGACTGGTCGTCCGACGATGTCTGGGCGCTCATCCTCTGCGTCGGCACCAACGGCGTCCCGTACAACCGCGCCTACGACGTGCTCGACCGCATCCACGTCCCCGAGCCGTCCCAGCGCACCGGCCCCCTCCCGCTCACCCCCCGCCAGCACCTCGCCGACGGCTGGCCCGACCTCCTCGCCCGCCTCGAAGCCCGCTACGGCCCGCGCTGGGGCCGCTAGCAAGGGGCATTGCCCAACGGCCAACAGCAGGGGAGGGGCGCAACGCCCCTCCCCTGCTGTGTGCCGTGCGGCGCGAGGGCAGGCAGGGGGGCTGCCCGGCCGCTCGCGCCCACGGATCGGCGCACGCCGCGAGGGGGGCCGCGACGCCGCGCCGGAGACCGTCCGAGAGCGCCCCGCACGCTCCCCTCGGCCGGCCCCCGGCGCGACGCCCCGCGCCCTCCCTAGCGCAGCGTCGTCCGGCTTTCCACCGCGCCCGAGATGCCCGTCGGACGCCAGAACCCGTGGTAGGTCGATTGCGCCACCGTCAGCACGATCAGCGCGGCCGTCGCCACGTCCGCCCCGTCGAGGTTCCCCTGCCAGTACGCCAGCCCGAACCCCGCCACCACGCAGGCGAGGAACGCCACGACCGACTTGACCTGCGACGACCACCCCTGTTGCAGCACGACGGCGAGGACCGGCGGCAGCAGGAACCCCACCAGCCCCGTCCACAGCACCACGTTGCTCGGCACCTGTTCCATCACTGCGCCTCCCAGTCGTCCCGCGCCTCCGGGCAGAGCATCGCCTCCGCCCCGTCGATGTCCCGCATCACCCGCCCCCTGATCTCCCCCGCCGGCACCGCCGCCATCGCCACCCGGCGCAGCGCGTCCAGCGTCTGCCGCAGCGCGGCCACCGCCTCCGCGACCGTCACGTCCTCGCGACTGGCCGCCGCCACCAGACTCGGCATCACCCCTCCCCCACCCACGTCGCGTCCACCCGCAGCAGGGAGCCGTCCGCGAACTCCCCCAACTCCTCCGGCGTGTCCTCGTGCCACCACGCCACGAAGCGCGGGCAGCGGCCCCGCTTGCACCGCTCGATCCACGCCAGCGTCCTCGCCCCGTCCGCCCGTGCGTCCGGCAGCATCTGCTTGATCTGCTTGTCCGTCAGCCAGTCCGGCGCGGTCGGGAACTCGCGCTGCACCGGCCCCCCGAGGCCGGCGAGGGCCTTGCGGGGGTCTTGCAAACAATAGGTGCCCGGCATCACCGCCCTCCTGTCATCGCGCCGCCTAGTTGTTCGGGCATCGGCCGTCCTCCCGCCAGACTCTTGCCTCGATGTGGGTATGCCATCCTCCGTTCATGCCCCCCATCCGGGCCACCGGCTGCCCGGTCGTCACCCGCTGCCCCGGCTTGACCAGCGACTCCGAGCAGTGCCCGAGGATGAGGCTCACCCCGGTGTCCAGCATGATCTCGACCCGGCCCGCCCCCTTGCCCATCTCATCGGCGAAGGCACTACATCCTGACCCCCAACTCCCCGCCCCGACCCCCGTCCCCGCACAGGTGACGAGGCCCGGCCCTGGCGAGTGCAGCAACTGCCCCATCTGCCCCGACACGTCGAGGCCGGTGTGCTGGTTCGGACTGCCGCCGTGCCCCTCGAAGTAGGCGTAGAACGGCAGCGAGGTCGGGGCCTTCCAGCCGTAGTCGATGTACGGGTACGCCCCGCCCATGATCGTCGCGATGGGGTCCGCCGGCCCCGGCTTCGGCGCGGGCGTCGTCCCCGTCCCCGCCGCCCCGTCGATCTCGGACATCAGCGCGTCCAGCGTTTGCTTGTACGTCTTGCCGGTCGTCCCGTTCACCGTGTCCGACCCGGCCCAGTTCGGCCCGCCCGTGAAGAAGCGGCTCGACGCCTGATCCCACGTCTCGTTGTGGTCGTCCCGGAACACCTGAAGCACCCGGCACCCGGCCCGGATCGCCAGCAGCGGGTCCGAGATCATCGCCTGCCCGGCATCCTCGTCCGTCAGGTACGACTTGCCCGCCAACTGCCCGATCTCCGACCGCCACCAGCGCGGCACGACCTGCATGAGGCCGAAACTGGCCCCTTGGGGGTTGCGCTGGA